AAGCTACGAGGCGTACACTACGAGGCCTGACATTGAAATTGCACAAACTATGGCTACAATGTTCGGAATGTCTCTTGATGATATCGACTGGACAAGAGAGTAATTTTTTTGCTTTATGATTGTGCTTTAAGCACAAAAGGAGGCAGTCACAAATGAAACCGAACAGCGTTGATCTTCTTGCAAAGCTGATCGAGTTATACGCAGAGCAAGAGGGCGTGAAAGTGACATACAAACTGGAAGCGAGGAAAACGGCATGAAATACATAGCAAACCTTATCAGAAACTCTGCAGCATTATCCGGGCTTTTGTGCCTGTTCTGCGCGGTCGGAACTTCCGATTATTACACGATGGAGCTGCACCGCCCAGAACCGGCCAGCGTTGACAGCCTGATCCTTGTCGGGCTGGTACTGCTTATCCCCAGCGTTATCCACATGGTGTGCAGAAAGGAAGGTAAATGATGTTCTATTCTGATGATCCTATCATGGACTTCGCCCGTCATGATGCTGAAATGGCGAAGTATTGGGCGAAACGTCCGGCCTGCGAGTGCTGCGGTGAGAAGATTGCAGAGGAATTTTACTATGAGATCGACGGCACGATTATCTGCGAGGACTGCATTGAACGATTCAGAAAGGCGGTTGTGATTGAGTGAACATTCTTGTTGCTTGCGAAGAATCACAGGCTTTAACTATCGAACTGCGGCGGCTGGGACACAATGCTTTTTCTTGTGACATTATCGACTGTTCTGGTGGTCATCCAGAATGGCACATTAAACAGGATGTTTTACCGTTGCTGAATGGACGATGCGGGTTTACCACCTGTGACGGGACGGAGCATTGCATAGAAGGAAGATGGGACATGATTGTTGCCTTTGTGCCTTGCACAAAGACCTCAAATGCTGGCGCACGACATTTATATAAGGGTGGCTTGCTAAATATCCCGCGTTATTATGAAGGGCTTTGCGGTAAGGCTTTGTTTTTGGCTGTTTGGGCGGCAGATTGCGACCGAGTTGTAATCGAAAACCCTACACCGAGCAAGATTTTTGATTATCCAGAACCGACACAAAAGATTCAACCGTATCAATTTGGACACCCGTTTACGAAACTAACCCTTTTGTGGGAAAGAGGAGTACCGTTGCTTGTGCCAACAAACATTGTAGAGCCGGAACGCACATGGTGTCCGTCTGGATCATACTCTGGAAAACACGGAGAAAAACACCGGGGAATGTTCACGACTGACCGGGCGAGGAACAGAAGTAAAACTTTCCCCGGCGTTGCTAAAGCGATGGCCGAACAATGGGCGGGGCAAGCATAAAGGAGGACAAGCGTAATGACTGAGATTACAAAAGTCAAAACCGCGAATCACGATGAATGGCTGAACCTTCGCGGTCAGTACATCGGCGGCAGTGATGCTGCAGCGGTTGTCGGACTTAATACATATTCTTCCCCATATACCCTGTGGGCACAAAAAACAGGCCGTCTGCCGAACTTTCAGGGCAATCTGGCAACAGAGGTCGGGACATACCTTGAAGACTTCGTAGCGACTAAATTTGAAGCGGAGACGGGCAAGAAAGTACGCCGCCGCAATCAGAGTTTTTTGAATAGTCAATATCCGTGGGCAATCGGAAACATTGACCGCGAGATCGTGGGCGAAGATGCGGGGCTGGAAATCAAAACGACTGACAGCCTGAATATGGGGAAATTCAAAAACGGCGAATACCCCGCAAACTATTATGTGCAGTGTGTTCACTATATGGCAGTAACCGGGAAGCAGCGGTGGTATCTGGCTGTGCTGATCGGTAACAAAGAATTCAAGTGGTTCACCATTGACCGTGACGAAGCAGAGATCGCTGCACTGATGAACGCGGAAGAAGAATTCTGGCAGCACGTCAAGGAAAACACGCCCCCTGCCGTTGACGGAACGCGTTCTACCACTGAATCCATTAAGGCTGTTTACACCGACAGCAACGATGAAAGCATTGACCTTTATCTGCATTTGTCTGACCTTGACCAATATGTGGAGCTGGGAACGCAGATCAAGATACTGGAAACCATGCGAGACGAAGCCGCGAACAGGGTCAAAGTGTTCATGGGTGAAGCCGGAAGCGGTGAATGCGACAACTATCGCGTTTCGTGGAAGACCAGCGAGAGAAGCACCTTTGACAGCAAACGCTTTGCGAAGGAAAACCCCGACATTGACCTGTCGGCCTATTACAAAACAAGCACTTATCGCACCTTTAAGGTGACAGAAACAAAATAAAAGGAGATCGAGACTATGGCAAGCGTCATTCAGAATCAGGTCGCAAAAAGAGACCCCGAAAAGAAAACAATGCAGCAGTATATCAAGAGCATGGAGGGTGAAATCGCAAAAGCCCTGCCGTCCGTAATCACTCCCGAACGGTTTACGCGAATCGTGCTTTCTGCTATCTCCGTAAACCCAAAGTTGGGAACTTGCACCCCTGCCAGTTTTTTAGGCGCAATGATGACCAGCGCACAGTTAGGGCTTGAAGTCAATACGCCGCTGGGACAGGCCTATGTCCTCCCCTACAACAATAAAGGCGTTCTGGAAGCACAGTTCCAGCTTGGCTATAAAGGTTTGATCGATTTGGCTTATCGCTCTGGCGAAGTGGAGGTTATTCAGGCGCATATCGTTTATGAGAATGACGAATTCACTTGCGAATATGGCCTTGATCCGAAGTTGACCCATAAACCAGCTGACAGTGACCGTGGCGAACCCGTGAAGGTCTATGCGGTATTCAAAACCAAAAGCGGTGGTTATGGCTTTGAGGTTATGAGCATGGACGATGTGAGAAAACACGCAGCTAAATATAGCAAAGCGTATAGCAGCAGCTTTTCTCCGTGGAAAACCAGCTTTGAGGAAATGGCAAAGAAAACCGTTCTCAAAAAAGTGCTGAAATACGCCCCGCTGAAATCCGACTTTGTCCGTGCTGCAGTACAGGACGAAGTCATTAAAAAAGGCATTGATGAAGATATGTATTCCGTTCCTAACGAGGACGTTATGGACGCTGAATACACTGAAATCCCGGTCGATATGGAAACCGGCGAAGTTATTGAACAGGAGGACTAACCATGAACACAGCAGTTGTGATTACGGCTATTATCTGCCTTACCATTGTTGCAATTTGCATTATCGGGAGGGGCGGCAATGAATAAATCGATCCTTATCGGCAGACTTGTCGCCGACCCTGAAACCAGACGCACCCAGAACGGAAAGGCCGTTGCCAGCTATCGCCTTGCGGTGGATAGACAGTTTAAGAAAGAAGGACAGCCGGAAGCGGACTTCATTTCCTGCGTAGCATGGGGTAGCAATGGCGACTTTGCAGAAAAGTATCTGCACAAAGGCATGAAGATCGCCATTGAAGGGCGCATCCAGACCCGCACTTATGATGACAAGGACGGCAAGAAGGTCTATGTGACTGAGGTTGTCGTGGATCACCATGAGTTCTGCGAGAAGAAAGCGGACGGCGGCAACAGCTCCGGCGGGTATGCTCCTTTTGTTCCTGCTAACGATATGACTGACGGAGACGATTTACCTTTCTAAGGTGGTGAAGTTCTGTGGAAGAATGGAAAGATATTCCGGGGTATGAAGGATTATATCAAGCATCAAACACGGGGCTTGTTAGGTCAGCTCCCGGCAAAGTAACATCAAGCAAAAGATTCAACCGTCGAGTATGGCAAACAAGGGTGTTAAAACACAAGTTTAAGAAACACAAAAAGCGACTTGATGCGGCTGTCACTCTCTGGAAGGACGGGGCAGCAAAAGATTATCTTGTTTCGCGTTTGGTGGCGATGGCTTGGGCTGATGGTTACGCGCCGGGCTTGACCGTAAACCATATTGACGGGAACCCGCAAAATAACAACGTTACAAACCTTGAATGGGTTACTCTTTCTGAAAATATCAGAAAGGGACACGAAACCGGGGCTTTTGAGAGTGGAAGAACGGCCGTTCAGCTTGTATGCGACGGAGCTGTTTTCCCGTTTGTGTCAATGGCGGCGGCAAGCCGTTTTCTCGGGAGAAACCCTGGCTATGTGTGTCAGTCTCTAAAATGTGAAAAACCAGCAGTCGCGGTCGATGGAAAGCATTACGAAATTAAGGTGGTGAGCGTATGAGCAAATACAACAGCCGCAAGATCGAGCGTGACGGCATGGTCTTCGACAGTGTCAAGGAATATCGCCGCTACACGGAGCTTTCCCTGCTTGAAAAAGCCGGGGAAATCTCCGACCTGCAGCGGCAGGTGAAATTCCGTCTGATCCCGCCGCAATATGAGCAGGTGGACGGGAAAAGCCGCTGCGTAGAACGAGCCTGCGATTATGTGGCCGACTTCGTCTATATGAACAAAGACGGCCAAAAGGTCGTTGAGGACACAAAGGGCTACAAAACGAAAGATTATATCATCAAGCGGAAATTGATGCTTATGTTCCACGGCATTAGAATCCGCGAGATATGAAAGGGTGAAACGCTATGAACGAGCGAAAACGAACGCAAGCGGACAGGGTGATCCGCTACATGATGGAGTTCGGTTCTATCAGCCAGCTTGAAGCCTTTAATGAGCTGGGCGTGTTCCGTCTCGCGTCCAGAATATCGGACTTAAAAAAGCGGGGCTATCCGATTGCAAGCAAGACGGAAACCGTAAAGAACAGGTACGGCGATAAATGTTATATCAAGCGATACTCATTACAGGGTGGTGAGTAAATGGCAGATGTTAAGTGGATCAAAATTACCACGGACATTTTCGATGACGAAAAAATCCTGCTAATTGAATCAATGCCCTCTGCGGACAGCGTTATTGTTATCTGGTTCAAACTCCTAACATTCGCTGGAAAACAAAACAACGATGGCGTATTTATGATGTCGAATCGAATTGCATATACAGACGAAATGTTGGCATCAATTTTTAGGCGGGAAGTGAACACAGTTAGGATGGCGTTAAAAACCTTTGAATCTTTCGGCATGATTGAAATTGTCGACAATGTAATAACCATCCCAAACTGGAATAAGCATCAAACTTTGGATGCTTATGAAAAGAAAAAAGAACGCGATAGGTTGTATCAAGCAGAAAGAAGAGCGGCGCAAAAGGCGTTAATTGCTGGGAACAGTGTGTGCGAAAACGGGCTTTCTCTTGGAGACTGGCAAAAGGTTTTAACGGAGTTCAAATATCAATGTGCTTATTGTGGGAAAGCAGATGGACTTGAACAAGAACATATCGTTCCAGTCTCAAGTGGCGGCAGATACGAAATAGGAAATATCGTCCCAGCTTGCAGACATTGTAACGCAAGCAAAGGAGACAAACCGCTTATTGATTGGTATTCAACATACGAATCTTTTGACCCAGACAGGCTTTTGCATATTCTGAAATACATGAAATCGTCCGACGAATCGTCCGACACGTCGCCCGACGTCGCTGTTTCAGATAAAGAAGAAGATATAGATATAGATAAAGATATAGATAGAGAAGTAAATAAAAAGAGTGTTAGGGAGAACACACGCACTCTTTTTGACCGCCTTGTATCAGAATATGCCTTTTCCGATGATCTTAAAGCCAAAATGGGCGAATGGATTACCTACAAAATAGAGCGGAAAGAATCATACAAAGAACAGGGCATGAAATCACTTCTCCGACAGATCGAAAACAATTATCTTACCTATGGTTCAAAAGCTATCTGTGAGCTGATAGACGAAAGCATGGCAAATGGCTGGAAAGGCATTATCTTTGACAGGCTGAAAAACAAGCAGCCTACTAAACAGAAGCAAGCCGGTACTAATCCGTTTCTTGCCGTTCTGATGGATGAATAAGGGGGCGACTGAATGACACAGGAAGAAACTGCAAAGGTACTGGCTATTCTGAAAGCCGCCTACCCGAACAGCTACAGGGGCATGACCAAAAGCGAAGCGATGGGAACGATTGCCGTCTGGCATTTGCACTTTCAAAAGCTGCCCGTTGAAATCGTTATGATGGCCGTTCAAAAGTGCATCGGGGAAAGCACGTTCCCGCCGTCTATCAGTGAGGTCAAGAAAAAGCTGCAGCAGATAAATTGGGAATCCGGGGAAACGCTTTCTCTCCGTGAGGAAATGCTTGGTCTGAAACTGACCGAGACGGAACGGAAAAAGGCTGAGTGGATTTGCGCAAATACGCGAGATTACAAATACACGATCCCGGATGCCCCTTCCCTTGTGGAAATGATCTGCGATGACGGCATGACTATGTTGATCGAATCGAAAGAATAAGGAGATACACCATGAGCAACACATCCACCGACAAAATGGAGCTGGACTTATTGAACAGCATCCGAGAGGAAATCTTCACGCCGCCGGAAGCGCAATATACGCGGATGCCACTTGTCCAGACTAACGAACTTCTTTTAGACGTTGATACAGCTAAAATTAGGCTGTCTGAGCGGTTTACAGAGGTAGTCCCGTATAAGTTTGCCAGAGCAAAGAAAAGAACCGTCAGAAAGCCCCGTTTTTGGTTTAAGCCGTTCTATTCGCTCTATCTAAAAGCAAAGGGGGCGATGGCGTGAATCCGATTACTGGATTACCGAAAAGCCTTTGCGGAAACTGTGGAACGCCGCTCCGCGATTGTCCGTATCTGCTCAACTCTAAACTTAACGAACCGGCGTTCATTCCCGGCAGCGAACATATTGAGCGTGACTTATATGGAGCTGACCGCACGGTTGAAAAGCTGTATATCATAACAAAATGTCCGCTGTTTACGAAAGACGAAGAGAAACAGAAGCTCGAAGAAAAATGGGTACGTCTGTTTAATATGTTCAAGGATGGCATAACGGCAAAAGAACTGGCGAGAGAATGTGGTATTAGCAAAAATGCTGTTTATAAACGCATTCGCAAAATGAGAATGAGGGGTGACAAATAATGAATATCTGGCAGCAGTGCCTTATTGAGATTGAGCGGTGTGCGGATGTGGCAATCACGCAGCACGGCTATGAGCGGGAAATGATTATCGCTTTTGCGGAAGCGTGCGGTGAAAAGGAAATCTCTGTCGGTGACGGGATCGACATTATCAGAAAGATGGCTGAAATGGAGGGACTGGACAATGATTAACCTTAAAATCAAACTGAAAGATGGGGCTTTCCCGTTGATTCATGCACACGAAGAAGATGTGGGGTATGACCTGAAATCCCCTATTAACTTTTATATCCCCGCTAAAGGATCGACCGTTATTGATACTGGGGTGTGTGTTGCCCTTCCCGTCAATGTTGCCGGGATGTTGAAAAGTAAGTCGGGGTTGAATGTGAAATACGGTATAACCTCTGAGGGTGTTATTGATCCCGGATATACTGGCAGCATTGTTGCAAAACTGTATAACAACAGTGATCGAGACTTTTTCGGTGAACGAGGCGATAAGATAACGCAGATTGTGTTCGTTCCTGTCATTACGCCGCAGCTTGAATATGTGGACGAGCTGCAGGAAACGGAACGCGGGGAAAACGGATTCGGAAGCACTGGGAGGTAAACATGAGCAAGATTACACGCGAAAGTATTTTGGATGCCGCAAAGAAATGCGTCTGCGGTCAGCGCGAGGAAGACTACGGCAGCCCGGAAGATAATTTCAAACGAATCGCCTATCTTTGGGAAATCTATTTATGTGAAAAGTGTGTTCCGTCACAGGTGGTAAACCTTGAGCCGGAAGACGTTGCCGCTATGCTCTGCCTGCTGAAAGTCGCGCGAATCATGGGAAGCGGCGAAAAGGCTGACAACTGGATCGACCTTGCCGGGTATGCCGCCTGCGGTGGTGAACTTCAATTCCGGGAGGATCGGTAAAGATGAGTAAAAAGCTTATTTCAAACGTAGCAGTATATGGAGTTGAAGAAAGCATCAAGGCATCTAAATACCCGATGTCCACTGATACCGAAAGTTGTACCAATGATATCACGCCAACTGTGAAAGCCCTGTGGCGTTGCAAAACTGGCACTGGCCACGACAACTTTCTCAACGGTTTTATCGTTCAGTTCGACTTGACTTTCACTATTAAGGCATGGACGGAAGCAGAGCGATATCACTTTTTCGATTTTGTGTCCTCTCAGTCAACTATGCACCGCGTTGTGGAGATGGATGTGAGAAGCCAGTGCAATGAATACGTCACCGAAAACACGATCAGAGAGGTTGATCGACTTAAGGCACAATATTTCACCGATGAGACCTTAGGCAGCTTTTTAGCTTTACTCTACAATATCCCGGTTGGTTTTAGGTTGACGGCAAGAATGACCACTAATTACAGACAGCTCAAAACCATTTATCAGCAGCGAAAAAAACACAAACTGCCGGAATGGCGCGAGTTCTGTAAGTGGTGTGAAAGCCTGCCCTATTTCAAGGAAATCTGCGTTGACGTGGAGGATTAGCCATGCCGAGGAACCCAAACAAGCCACAGTATGAAATCGCGTGTTCTGAATGTGGTACTGTGTTCGTCTCTCACCGCTTAAATCGTTGCTGTTGTAGCCCAAAATGTTCCGCAATTCACAAGAAGAAAGTCAGCTACTTGTATTACCTTGAACACAAAGAGCAGTACAAGCGGAAAGGAAGGGAACCGAAACCGAGCGAACGGCGCCTTGATCTGGAAAAGGACAAGCGGGACGGGCAGCAAGGCTATATCATGAGCGAGAAGGACGAGAAGAAGAAAGCCGCCCGGAAGAAGATCACACCGATGGACGAATGGGCAGAAGCGAAACGGAACGGCTGTACGCTGTCGTATGGGAAGTGGCAGGCGCAGCGGTATATTGAGGAAATGAGGAGGGGCGAAAAAACGAATGAGCAGTAACGAAGACATGCGCGTTATCGGTTATTTGGATATGCGAAAAGCAATCCTTAAATTCATAAATGACAGCGGAATATCGGCTTATGATATTTGCCGTATAAGTAAAGATTTATGCTGCTGTCGAACCTGCCGCTTTTTCGTCCAGCATTACGCAAAAGACGGAAAGCCTGTTGATTTTGGGCATTGCATAAAAGGGAATGTTTTTAGATCAAAAAATCCTAATATGCAAAGCTGTGGTTTTTGGTCGTTATGGTTTTACTGGTCGCCATTTTTGGTGGCTTGTTCGCCCCGCTCATTCTTATAGTGCATTATTCTTCTCTTTGGTGGGCAACTGCTTATTTAATTACAATACCAATGTCCATTGCTGCTCTTTTATACATGGAGGATGTAATATGAAAAAGTATCTAAATCGGCAGGAGTGCTGCGACTGGCTTTTCCTCTGCGCCATGTTCGACCAGATCGACAGGATCGTGGAAGATTGGGGCGATAATCTGGACAAAGAGGAACGCCGCAAACTGAAAACCGCGTCAACTATGCTTCTGCATACGGCAACACATATCGTGGACAGGGTCAGCCTTGAAGATAAGATCAAGCTGAAACGGTCTGCGGATAATTGGGAAATGAAGATGCTTCCCCGGCATACCTCTACGCAGTATCGGAAGCGGGTAGAAAGCGAGATGAAAGAGGAGGGCGTGTGGTGCAGTACGGAGCTGCTCTGTCTGATGGCTGAAAAATCCCTGCTGCAGTGCTGCAAGCCCTGTCGTGAGCCGGAGGAAGAACGGGAGAACTGCCCGCTGCGTCATGCGTTTGTGGGGCTGGATATTCCCGTATTTGATGCGAACCCGTGCGAGGGCGTTTGCCCGTATTGCGTGACGGAGTAATGAACAACGGAAAGGAGCAGCGGTGGTGCAAGAGCATTTAATAGACATACAGGAAGTTATATGCTGGCTTGAAAAGGTCAAGAAGCTGGACGAGCTTATCTGCGCGAAGATGGCAGAACGGGATCAACTGTTTGCACTGGCTACAAGCGTTACGGCAAACATGGACGGGATGCCACACGGCAGCGGAATCTCTGATAAGGTCGGCAACACTGCTGTTAAATTGGCACAAGTCGCAAAGGAGATAGACGAGCAGGTCGATACCTACATAAACCACAAGGCCGATATATTAAAGGCACTGGAACGACTGCCAGCGAATCAATACGGCGCACTGCATCGGCATTATGTACTATTTATGCCGTGGGAAGAAGTGGCGTATGATATGGATAGGAGCTATATGCAGGTTATGAGGTATCGGAAAAAGGGACTGCGAAATTTGCAAAGACACTTTGAAAAAATTTTGCAAAGTGATAGTAAATGTTAGTAAATGTTATAGAATGTTAGTTCGCAAGTGAGATATACTGTATTCGTAAAAATAGCACTGTCCTTCCGGGCGGTGCTTTTTTCATTGTACGGACAAAGGGGGTGAGTGAGTATGTTGTCCGCAAAACAGGAGAAATTTGCACAGAGCATTGCGCTGGAAGGAATGAACCTATCAGACGCATACCGCTCTGCCTATAACACGAAAACAATGACGGATAAGACCACCAATGAGAAAGCAAGTCTTCTTGCGAAAAACGACAAGGTCAGGACGAGAATTGAAGAGCTACGCGATAGTTTAGTCTCGCCGAAGATAATGACGGCTCAGGAACGCTTAAAATGGCTCTCAGAGGTAATCCAAAGCCAGGGGGAATCCACTTCCGACAAACTGAAAGCTGCTGACATTATGAATAAGATGCAGGGCGAGTACGTACAGAAGATCGAAGCGGATATTCCCCGTGCAGTCAATATCAATATCGAGCTGAGTGATGACTGATGGATATTAACATCAAGATTTCAAAAAAGGTGTTCAACGACGTCTATCTGCCATACCTGGACAACGAAGACAGATACCTTGTCTTCTATGGCGGCGGCAGCTCCGGCAAGAGCTATTATATCGGGCAGCGATACATCTATAAGCTGATACACCCGACGCGCTGCAATCTGTTGGTCGTGCGACAGACGGGCGATACGAACAGACGAAGCACGTTCCCGTTATTGAAACAGGTTATTAGCAACTGGAATCTGTCAGAGCATTTTAAGATTAATGAGAGCGATATGCGGATCAGATGCAAACTGACAGGGAATGAGGTTGCTTTTGCTGGCCTGGACGATGTCGAAAAGATTAAATCTATCACCTTTGAAAACGGCGAGCTGACTGATATATGGGTAGAGGAAGCAACAGAAACGCAAGAGGCTGATATCAACCAGCTCAAGGTACGTCTGCGCGGCGGCAAAACGAAGAAGCAAATGGTCTTGAGCTTTAACCCTATCAATATCCAGCATTGGATCAAGAAACATTTCATTGATAGCGGACTTGCGACTGTTTGTTTCAGTACATACAGAGATAACAAGTTTCTCACCGCCGACGACTGTAAAGCCCTGGAAGACTTGAAAAAGACAGACGAATACACATACGAAGTCTACTGTCTGGGGAAGTGGGGAATCCTCGGCAAGACGGTATTCGACGCCAGGGCAATACAGCGGCGGCTTGAAACAATTCCCCAGCCGATTAAGACGGGCTATTTCATCTACGACTACGACGGCCTGCGGATCACTAACATTAAGTGGGTAAGCGATAAGAACGGCTATATCAAGCTATATCAGATGCCGAACGTGCCAGCCTTCACGGAATACTGTATCGGCGGCGATACTGCCGGAGAGGGCAGCGACTTCTTTACCGGCCACGTCCTTGACGCAAAAACAGGCGTGCAGGTAGCAGTATTAAGACATCAATTCGATGCGGATCAATACGCCAGACAAATGTATTGTTTGGGTAAGTATTATAAAGACGCCCTAATTAGTGTTGAGGCGAACTTTGACAGTTATCCGATCCGTGAGCTGCAGCGGCTTCAATATCCAAAGCAGTATGTGCGAGAAGTGCAAGATACATACACTGGCAAAACGGAAAAAAGGTTCGGTTTCAAAACTACGTCGCTTACTCGCCCGACCATTTTGTCGAAACTGATAGAAATTGTGCGAGAGCATTGCCAGCTGCTCAACGACAAGGAAACACTGGAAGAACTCTTGACGATCATTAGAAACGAGAAGGGGCGTATTGAAGCACCGCAGGGTGGCCACGATGACTTAACCATGGGGTTGGCTATTGCTTTCGATGCTAAAGAACAAGTAGTTTTCCCTGCCGAACCGATAAACGTAGCCCCGCAATATCACTTCAATATCGAAAGAGCAATGGAAGTACAGTACGACTACGGCGAAGATATGGTCGTTATATAGGAGGGTAACATGGAAGCACTGCTTATGCTGATTGTGGGAGCGACTGCTATTGCCTGCTTCATCATTGGCGCAAAGGTAGGCCAGACGGTGAGCAAGGGCGAAAAGATTGAAACGCCTACGATCAACCCTATTGAGGCATTCAGGAAACACGAAGCAAAGAAGGAAGCGCAGATGGAGCAGGACAGGATTGACACTATCATGCGCAATATCGAGCGATACGATGGAACAGGGAAGGGACAAGAGGACGTTCCGCACTAAAGGGAAGCACAATGAGTGGCAAATATACCGTGTATATGCACGAACACCGCGAAAGCGGCAAAAAATACATAGGTATTACCGGCTTGAAGCCTGAACACAGGTGGAACAATGGTAAGGGCTATACGTCCGGCTATTTTCGCAACGCCATTGATAGGCACGGTTGGGATGCGTTTAGGCATGAGATTCTTTATGTAAACCTAACTAAAGAAGAGGCCTGTAGGTTGGAGTGTGAGCTGATTGCAAAGTATCAATCTAACAACCCCGATTATGGGTACAACTGCTCTATCGGCGGGGAAATGTCTGCGCTTGGTTGCCATTGGTCGCTTGGCGAGGACACGAAAAGAAAAATGAGAAAGCCCAAAACGGAGACGCATCGAAAGCGAATTAGCGAATCCCGCAAAGGAAGTGGCAATCCGATGTATGGCAAAAAACTTTCTGCGGAACACAGGCGCAAGATTAGTGAAGGAGAAAAAGGGAAAAGGCTGTCCGAAGACCATAAAGCAAAAATAAGCGGCGCAAATAACTATAAGTCAAAAAGAGTTGCTCAGTATGACGCAAAAACAGGGCAGCTCATTTTTGTGTGGGAGTGTGCGAGTAAGGCTGCTAAAGACTGCCACATAACACAAGCGAACATATCTGCCTGCTGTCGAAACGAAAGAAGGACGGCGGGCGGGTTTCGTTGGGAGTATATAAGCGAGGTAATATAACATGGATATTCAGGAAATAAAAGAGACGCCGATTTGGCAGCTCTATGAACGTGGGCGCAATTACCACAGACAGACCGGCATTTATGTAGATACCGACAGGAACTACAGAATGTATAACGGCGACCAGTGGGGCGGGGCTAAACTTGGAGAAGTTGAAGGCGTTATGAAGAACTTCATCAAGCCTATTGTTAAGTACAAAGTATCGGTCATTCACGATAACCTGTACGCTATCAACTACTCTTCTCAGAACCATGAGAACAGAGAGTTTCAGACCACTTCCGGGCGTTACTGTGAAATGCTGAACAGATACGCACATCGGGTGTGGGAAAAAGACAAGATGGACTACAAAGGCCGCAGGGTGACGAAGGATGCTGCCATCAACGACGAAGGCATTATCTACGTCAACTTCGACCAGGAAAAGCTGATTCCCATTAACGAGATCATTAAGAAGAATGATATTTACTACGGCAACGAGAACGACGACGATATCCAGTCTCAGCCGTACATTCTTCTTCGCAAGCGTATGCCTGTCGTTAATGCTATCGAGCTGGCATTGGGCGCGGGTATGAGCGAAAGCAAAGTACCGTTTATTATCGGCGACACTGACACCTTTGAGGAGAGCGGCGAGGCTGCCAAACTTGAGCTGGACAACATGGTAACTGTTGTCTACAAGATGTATAAGCAGAACGGCACTGTCCACTTTGCAATCGCTACCCGCTGGTGTGATATCACGAAAGACGTGGACACTGGCCTTTCCCTCTACCCTATTGCACATTTCGTATGGGAAGAGAAAGAAGGCAGCGCACGCGGCGAGGGTGAAGTCAGATACCTTATCCCGAATCAGATCGAGGTCAACCGAACCGAAGTACGCCGTGTTTTGACCGTTAAATATCAGGCCTTCCCGCAGAAGGTTGTCGATATTACCAAAGTCGCAAACCCGGCAGCAATCAATACCGTCGGCGGTACGATCCGCACGAACGGACAGCCTGTCGATGACGTACACAAGATCGTCGGCACTATCCCTCCCGCACAGATGTCCCCCGACGTTGTAAAGCTGCAGGAAGATTTAATTCAGGTCACGAGAGACCTTGCGGGCGCAGGCGACACTGCTACTGGTCAGGTCAATCCTGAAAGTGCGTCTGGCCGCGCTATTTTAGCTGTGCAGCAGGCTTCCCAAGCTCCCATGACAGAGCAGAAAGAAAGCTACAAGAACTTCATCGAAGACCTTGCGAGAATCTGGCTTGAATATCTTATGGTTTACTCCGTGGATGGTATCAACCTTGAAGAAGTTTCCACCGATCCCGCAACCGGCGAAGAAGTGGTGGAGCTGGTCAACGTACCGCAGGAGCTTCTGAAACAGCTGCAGGCAGACGTGAAAATCGACATTACTCCCAAGGGCGTATATGACAAGTTCGCACAGGAGCAGACCATTGAAAACCTGCTTCTCAACGGCTTGCTTCACGCTTCCCGACTGAGTGAGCTTGCGGCCTACGTTGAGGCACTGGATGACGACAGCGTTGCTCCCAAGCAGAAACTTGACGAGATCGTCAAACGCGGCATGGAACAGCAACAGAAGATCGCCATGATTGAAGCACAGGCACAGGCCATGCAGCAGAGAGCGGCACAGTTCCTCATGGAAGACCCAGACGGCCAGGCACAGCAGATTGCGGACGCACAGATGCAGCTCATGGCAGAACAGGAAGCGCAGTACGCCGAGCAGGAAGCCGAGCTGGATGAAGAGACTGCGGCCGCAGAAGAAGCTACCGATAAAGAATAATGTGATAAATATCACACTATTCCATAGAAAAATGTGATAAATAAGCAACTGTTCGGGCATTGACGAATGGTTGCTTTTTTATTCGTCCGAGCATTGAAGACGTTAAAAGCACATGGAATACGGGAAGCTAAACCCGATCAAAAATATGGAGGTTCTAACATGGACGAAAAAATCATGGTTGACGAGATCACTGAGAACGTGGAACAGCCCGCAGAAGTGGTCGAGGAAACCGCACCGCAGCCCAAAACCTACACCGAGGAAGAGTTCAACGCAAAGCTGGACGAGGTGTTAGGCAAAAAGATTGCCAGAAAAGAAGCTAAAATCCGCAAAGAGTACGAGCGTAAATACGGCGACCTTGAGGAAGTGCTGAAAGCTGGCACGGGCAAACAGAGTGTTGAAGAAGTAACCGATACTTTCAAACAGTTCTACGAAAAGAAGGGCATCAGAATCCCCGATAAGCAGAGCTATTCGGATAAAGATATCGAGATTCTTGCAAGAGCAGAAGCCGAAGACATCATCCGTGGCGGCTATGAAGACGTGGTCGAAGAAACGGATCGTCTTGCTGCTATTGGCGTAAAGAATATGACCGCGAGAGACAAAGCGGTGTTCAAGACGCTGGCAGAACATCGGCAGAACGCCGAGAGAAGCCGTGAGCTGTCCAAGCTGGGCGTCACCGAGGACGTTTACAACAGCCAGGAGTTCAAGGATTTTGCAAGCAAATTCGCTTCCAGCACTCCGATCTCAGATGTGTATAACATCTATAAACAAACCCAACCCAAAAAAGAATTCAAAACTATGGGGAGCATGAAGAACACTGCATCCGAAAACGGCACTGTAAAGGACTTCTACACGAGAGACGAAGCCTTGCAGTTCACCAAGAAGGATTTCGACAAGAATCCCGCACTGTTCAAAGCCGTTGAGGCATCTATGAGTAAGTGGTAATGCTCCCTTCCCGAAAAGAAAGGAAGGTAAAAACACATGGCAGTAACTAACTTTATCCAGACTATTTGGAGCAAAAAGATTCTCGACGCACTGGAAATGAAATGCAAGCTGGTAGACAACTGCCTGCGCGACTATGAAGGTGACTGCAAATATGCACACACCGTCAAAATCCTGGGCGTAGGCGAACCTACCATCGGCGACTACACCGGCGCAGATATCTCCATCGAAGCAATGAGTGACGTTGGCCAGGAACTCAACATTGACCAGGCCAAATACTTCGCTTTCTACGTTGACGACGTTGACAAAGCACAGTCCGTCCCCGGTCTTGCCGAAGAATACCAGCGTAAATCCGTTCATGCACTGGCAGTTGCCCGTGATACCTATGTTGCTACCCTGATCCAGGGTGCTACCAACAAAACCACCGTCACCATGACCGAAGAAGGCTTCAAGAAGGGCGTTGACGACGCTATCGTCGAACTGCGTGAACGTAACTTCGATGAAGAAGGCGTTATCGAAATCACTCCCGCAGGTTACAACCTGTTCAAAAACAACCTTATCACCCTGTCCACCGACAACCCCGAATACATCAAGAAGGGCATTGTCGGCGTGTACGATGGTTTTGAAGTTGTTATGTCCAACAACCTGAAAACTCCCGGCTGCGTCCGTGGCAAGAAAGCTATTGCTTTCGCTGGCCAGATCGACAAAGTTGAGGCTTGCCGCGCTGAAAAACGCTTCGCTGACATCGTCAAAGGTCTGGACGTTTACGGTGCAAAAGTCATTGACAACGACCGTATTCAGGTGCTTGTCGAAGGTTAATAAGGGCGACACGGTCTCACGAAGAGGGACGCACGACGCTTAGTCGAAGCCCTTATCGAGGGGAAGGATCACGAGTCCTTCCCCTCTTTTCGTGAATGTAGAGGGCGGCTCTGCACTGACGAAAAGAAAGGAGGGAGACAATGCAAAACTTTATTAGAAAACCGAGCATTGACTTATACCCCGGAATCCGTGTAGACAAAAACACGGTGTTGGAATACAAGAACAAGACGGTGAAGCAGAAGGTCGAGAACCTTGTTCTCCATTCTGTAACGAAGGTCAAAGGCGAAGGCTACAAGAGCAAATACGACACCACTGTCCAGCTCAAAGAGGGGGATATTCTCGTCTTTGAGGATGGCGGCCGCGGCTATATCAAGCCCGTGGAGGATTTCGTAACCATTGAGGAAGCTATTGACGACCTGACCAATATTAAGGATTTGGGGTGAGTAAATGTTTACGATCAATGAAGATAACTCTATTTACGCAACCAGGGGCGATATTGTCTTCTTCTCTGTGAGCGCACAGGACGAGGGCGTTGCATACCTTTTCCAGCCCGGCGACGTTGTGCGGATCAAAGTCTACGGCAAGAAGGACGCAGAAAACGTCGTAATGCAGAAAGACTTTCCTGTGCTTGCCGAGACTGAGACTGTCGAAATCTTCCTGGAAGAACAGGACACGAAGTTCGGTGACATCATCAGCAAGCCTACTGACTATTGGTATGAAATTGAGCTGAACCCTGATACGAACCCGCAGACCATTATCGGCTATAACGAAGACGGCGCAGCTGTGTTCCGCCTCTTCCCGGAAGGCGACGACATCAAAGAAGACGAGCATATTCCCGAAGAAGAGGATATTCCCTTTGTAGACGAAGAGCTTGACTTGACTTCTCCCCGTCCCGTATCGAATCAGGCTATTGCGAGAGTGGTTGCACAGCTTGACGCGGTAACAAGCAAACTCACGGATAATGCTGAAACCGAGAAAGCGCGACTGGACAACCTGATTTCCTATGAAATTACCAGCACTTCTCAGCCGTTGGACTATTTGGAGTTCATCACCGAAAACACTAAATCTAAGTACACCGCCCGTATTGAATCAGACGGCGTATTTGCGAACATTAAAGTGACGCTGCATGAAGCCAACTTGATTTACGGTGGGACTGAGATTGATATGTTTATCATCCCCGCCGAGTGCCGCCCTGTCGATACTGGTCTGATTCACACCGAGGATGGCTTGGAATATCGGATTAAGTACGACAACACGAATAATCGCTATTATATGTCCATCAAAGCACAGGCCGCAGTAACGGTTGCACCTTCTGGAGCTGGAACGGTAACAATGAGCTATTCGTTGGGCGACCATGAATTGATTGACGGCAGGGTTTCGATTAATGGCCATGCGCATAGTGCTATCGGCAATCACATCCGGGATGTCAACAAGCAAATTGTCGAGAAGTTTGATAATTTGATGATCGAGGGATATGAGGGGGGAAACCTTTTCACGGACGTAAAGGCTCATGGTGAAAAGATAGAAGGACATTTCTTCCGTTATCCTGACTCCAATATGATGGAATCCGATCAGTGGAGCTGTTATGTGTACTCGGTTCACGCTGGCGAAAAGTATAGGGTGAAAACATATACCGTATCTGCTGGTCGTGCTGTGGCATTTATGGCTATGAAGTGGGATGCTGCAGACATTGACCCAGCTATTGGTTGTTATCCCGTAGAAGCATCCAGCGGTGAGATCGTGGATATTGAGTTTACTGTTCCCACTGGGGCGGTTCAAATGTTGGTGAACGAAAATGTGAGCATTTGCGAAGTGTGTATCGAGAAGCTCACCAGCCGTAAGTTTGTTAAAGTTGATTCAGTGAGCAGTGTTCTGAGAGGTAAATCTTTGGTTTGTTGTGGTGACAGCATCACCGAAGCCATAAACCCCGACGGCGGCTATTTTAGCAATTATGCTGAAATTGTGGCCGAACGCTGTGGTATGACTTGCCATAAAGACGGCATCGGCGGCTCTACTATGGCTTATGTTAATAGCAAGAGTTTTTCTTATGAACGCTATTTGAATGTTCCCGCCTTTGACTATTTGACTATTTGGTTCGGCTGGAACGATGCGGCATATTCTCAGCTTGGGACTATCAACGACACAAACAACAAGACGTTTTACGGCGCATATAAAATGGTGCTTGAACATTTCATTACCAACAACCCCACAAAAAAAATTGGCCTTATTGTGCCTTATGGCAGTGATGCTGTTGATCCGTTCGCGCAGGCTGTGCGCGAAATTTCTGCGCTGTATGGCGTCCCTTGTTTGGACTTGAAAAACCACAATAAATGTAGCTTGTTGTGGGGAACTGCAAACGCCGCACAGCTTGCAAGAAGAAGCGCATTGACTTATGACGGCACGCATCCCAACCAGGACGGCTACGACTATTTAGCGACAATGTATGAGCAATTCTTGTTGAGCCTGTAAAGGGGTGAGTAAATGAATCTTTCCGAAATGAAAAAGAAAGTGCTGGGGATGATCGAAGAATTGAACCCCAACAGTGAGCTTTTGACCGACGATCCCGATATTTCCGCGAAGATCAATGCGGTTATCAATCAGGTTATGTTCGAGCTTGTGCGGATGAAGAAAATCCCTAAGTATGTGGAAATGGAGGTTTCCGCAGGGGATATTATCGAGTTCGCTGATATCGAGAAAGAGTGCGGCTACGAGATTTACCAAATCGCACTTGTCTCCGGCGTGGATCACCTGTCTAAAGCTGGCGGCACTGTTATTAAGGTGCTGGAAAGCGGCACTGCTGAGATCGACGTGTATGTATATCCCGAACAGATCACTGAGAAGACCAAAGACAAGGCCTATGAGTTTGAACTGAGCGCGGATGCACTGGAAATCCTGCCGTATGGCGTAGCTGGCGACCTGCTCAAGAGCGACGTTTCTGCTGAGTATGGCTCTGTCTACTCTTCCCGCTATGAATCCATGCTGCAGCGGCTTGACCCGCGCTATCAGATGGGAACGATCTACATTGAAGGTGGTGTTAGCATCTAATGGCTACCGATACCGGCGATCTCATTACGAGAATGTATAACAACTTTCGCGGGGCTGACTTTCGGGGCGAGGAAGTAAACCTTGCCCGCAGCCCCGACTGTCTGAATGTATGGCGCGACTACAAGAAGACGGCCAGCATTGAAACGCGCCCGGAAATGGAGCTGCAGACTGCATTTGACGATCCTGTTTACGGGATCTTTTTTTATGGCGATATGCAGATCATCCATAGCGGCGCGAAGCTCTACAAAGTGAAGGACGGCGTAAAGACGGAGCTTTACTCTGGATTGAGAGAAGCCGTCAGTGATGCCTTTGTTTACGAGGACGTCTTCTACTTCAAAGACGGCCTGCACTATCTGAAATACGACGGCACTGAAATCGGCGAGATCGAGGGCTATGTTCCCACTACCTCTATCGGCAGAAAGCCTGGCGGCGGTGGTACGGTCTACGAAGACGTCAATATGCTCACTGGCAGACGAATCAATACTTTCCTTGCCGACGGCGGCAGTTTTGATTATGTCCTTGACGCAACGAACATTGATGATGACTTCGCGCCTATCGTAAAGGTCAACGATAAAGTCGTTACAAGCGGCTACACCGTAGACTATGCCAACGGGAAAATCAAGTTCACCCAAGCTCCCGATGCTCCTTTGACTGACGGTCGGGACAACGTCTCTGTTGAGTTCTGCAAGACCATTCCTAAATACCGCGACAGTATTCTGAACTGCACCATTTTGCAGGTATTCGACAACCGCGTATTTTTCAGCGGCAACAAGGACTATCCCAACGTGGTATGGCATTGCAGCCTGAACGATCCGTCCTACTGCAGCGACCTTGACTACTACCGTGAGGGCATGGACACGGCGCAGGTAAAAGGGCTTGTAGCAGGCAATAACGCGCTGTGGGTCTTCCGTGAACCTTCCGGGGCGCATACCAACGTGTTCTATCACACGCCGACTCTTGATGCTGACTACGGCAAAATCTATCCGTCCACTCATTCCAGCATTACTACTGGCTGTATTGGCAAGGCGCGGAACTTCAATGACGATATTGTGTTCTTTAGCGACAGGGGCATGGAGGGTATCAATGGTGACGTTACCACTGAACAGGCCGTCGCTCACAGAAGCTCTCTGATCGACCGCAAGCTGATTGCAGAAGCAGGCTATAAAGATATGCTGCTTGAGGAATGGGAAGGTTATCTGTTCGTCTTCATCGGCGACAAGGTGTACCTGGCAGACTCTCGCTCTACCTTTGTTAATGAGAATCACTATGAATACGAGTGGCACTATTGGGAAATGGGCAAGCGGATCACCTGCGTTAAGGTGTACGACGGCGTTATGTATCTCGGCACTGATGACGGCATCTATACGCTGACCGATACGGAAAGCGACGTGGTGAGCTATTGGACGACTGCGAAGGATAAATTCAATGCTCCGCACAAGAGGAAAACCACCAACAAGAAGGGCTGTGTGGTTGAAGCAGAGGGCGACGAAATCTCTGTTCTGGTTAAGACCAACAACACGGACGACTTCGTACAGATTGATACCTTCCTGGATGTGACGGATGCCTTCGCCTGCCGGATCAAGCAGAAGAAGTTCAAGGATATTCAGATGCGGTTCTATTCCCCGAAGCGGTTTAGACTGGAATCTGCTTCCCTTGAGTGCTACGTCGGGGCTTATCTGAAAAATCTTTAGTGAATAGCAGAAAAGGACGTCGTAATGGCGTCCTTTTCCTTTTCTGAAATGAGGGGTGAATAAATGTCAAATGGTTATTCCGTGAACTATAACGACCCCCGCTTTGATGAAGTGGAGGACGACAAACGAGAAGCGTTAAGCGACCTTGAGGAAACCTACGGCGGCATGATCGACCGCTCCGACGATTACTATAACGCACAGATCGACGCTTCGAAAGAGTGGGCTGAAAAACAGTCACAGCTGCAGCAGGAACAGACCGACTTCGCCATTGAGCAGATTGAGTATCAGAAAGAACTGGCGAAGAAGGACTATATCAAAGAACAGTCCGCTTCCTATGTGGACTGGCAGAAACAGAGCAATCAGTACGGCGCAAATGCCGAACAGATGGCCGCGCAGGGCATGACAAATACGGGCTACAGCGAGAGTTCGCAGGTCAGTATGTATAACACATATCAAAACCGCGTAGCGACCGCCAGAGAGTCTTATAATCGCGCTGTGGCCAACTATAACATTGCTATCAAGGACGCAAGATTGCAGAACAATGCGGCACTGGCCGAGATTGCATACAACGCCTTGCAGCAGCAGCTTGAACTGTCCCTTGAAGGCTTCCAGTACAAAAATTCTCTTATCATTGACCAGGCTAATAAGAAGCTGGAAATCGAGAATATGTACTATAACCGCTATCAGGACGTTCTGCAGCAGATCAATACTGAGAACGCACTGGCAGAAGAAATCAGACAGTACAACGAAAGCCTTGCTCTTGAAAAAGCCCAGCTTGCAGAAGAGCAGCGGCAGTTTAACGCACAGCTGGCCGAAGAGCAGAGACAGTTTAATGTCGTACAGGCAAGCAAGTCTTCCGGTGGTTCTTCTGGCGGCGGCGGTGGTAGCTCTGGTGGTAGCGGAGGCAGTGGCAAGAAAATATCCAGTGGGTCGAGCGGGAAATCCATTAGTGGCTCTGGCGGTTCTCCTACTGTAGATATGAACAGTGTTCTCGCGCTTGGGTATGGCCCGATTAGTGCTTCCACCCTGAACAATAAGGTTGCCAGCGGTGAGGTTATTGAGTACGAAGAAAACGGCAAGCTGAAATACAAGAAGGCGTCCGGCAAAGGTTCAAGTGGCTCTTCTAAAGGATCGAGCGGGTCTTCTAAGAGTTTAACCAATTTTGCGTTAAGCAGTCCTCGTAACCGCTTGCGTTAAAAACAAAGGGGTGAAACTATGAGTTTTAATGACGAGTATTTGGCTCTTCGTAAAAAAAGACAAAAAGAAGAAGAGGAAAACAAGGCCTCTTTTGCGCCGGTTCGCCCCCTTTATGTAAACAAGACTGCGCCTCTCTATGTTCAGGATGAAGACATCGCGCCGGTTCTCACGACCACGACCAAAAAAGACAAGGACGAAGACGAGAAAGAGGAACGCACTTTCTTCAAAAAGGGTGCGTTTGAAGACGGCTATCAATTTGGCGATGTTGCTAAAACAATCCTTGGCACAGGGGAAGACATTAAAACCAACGTCGGCAAGGGTGCGCTCAAGCTGGTGGGCGGCGTTGCTGACGCTGTTACTTATGGCGTGGCCGGTGCTGCGGATGCCTTAGAGTTCGACTCTTTCGCTGACAAAGCGAGAAAGTTCGCAAAGAAAGACATCGTCGATAACGTCTACAAGGATCAAGAGGAAAAAATTGAGCGGTATTCCGTACTTGGCGAAAAGTCTGACGCAGTCGCAGAAGGCTTGGGGCAGGTCGGTACTATCATCCTCACTGGCGGTGCTGCTGGTGCGCTTGGCGTGAGTGCTACGGCTGCGACTACCGTACTCACTGGCGCAAGCGGCATTGGCTCTGGCATGACGGAAGCATACAAGGGCGGTGCTACTGACGAAGAAGCTGCGACCTATGGCGTTATTAACGGCATCGTGCAGGCTGGTTCGGAATTGATCTTCGGCGGCCTGGGTAAAGCGGTCAAGGCAGTCGGCTTGAGCAAAGGTTTAACCAGCATTGACGACGCTTTTGCTCAGAAGCTCACTGAGAAGATCACAAATCGAGTTGTTAAGAACTTCGTCGAATACGGCGTTAAGGCATCTGCGGAAGGTGCAGAAGAAGTTATCGCAGGCATCGGCTCTGCTGTTGGACAGAAGCTCACCTATATGTCGGATAAAGAGCTGGGCGAGTTGGTTAAGAATCAAGATTTACTGGAACAGTTCGTCATTGGTTCGATCACCAGCGGCATTGCACAGGGCTACGGCTTGGCAAGCTCCATCGGCTCTGACAGAGACTTCATTACCGGCCTTTCTGCGAACGAACAGAAAGTCGTCGATAAGGAAGTCGAGAATCGCGTTGCCGAGGAAGAGAAGGAAGGCAAAAAGCTCTCCAACAGGGAGAAAGACAAAATCCGTGAAGCTGTTATCAGCGATATGGAGAAAGGCTATATCTCTATCGACACGATTCAGGAAGTGTTGGGCGGTGATACCTACAAGTCATACAAAGACACGACCGACAGCGAAGAAGCTATCCTCAAGGAATACGAAGAGCTGGGCAAAAAGCAGAACGCCACGCTTGCCGAACAGGATAGATTTGCAGAGCTGAAAGCAAAGATCAAGGAAATGCAGGAAGGCTCACAGCGCAACAAGCTCAAGTCTCAGCTTGACGATGAAGTGTTCGGGCTTGTCAAAAAGGACAGGCTGGTTGAAAGCTACAACGAGCGCACGAAACGCGGCCAGGCGTTTGCTGCCGATGTTTCTAAGTACGACGCAAAACAGCAGGCTATTATCCAGAAAGCTATTGACAGCGGAATCCTGAACAACACGAGAAGAACGCACGAATTTGTCGATATGATTGCAAAAGTCTCGGCAGACAAGGGCGTTCCTTTTGATTTCACCAACAACGAGCGGTTGAAAGAATCCGGCTTTGCGAAGGATGGCAAAATCGTCAATGGCTATGTAACCAAAGACGGCATTGTCCTGAACGCCAACTCCGCAAAAGCACTCAACTCCGTCGTCGGCCATGAGATCACGCACGTTCTGGAAGGGACGGAACTGTACGGCGAATTGCAGTCTGTTGTTGCTGAGTATGCCAAAACGAAGGGCGAATACCAGAGCAGATATGACGCACTTGCTGAGTTGTACAAAGACGAAGACGCGGATATTGATGCAGAGCTGACTGCGGATTTGGTTGGCGACTATCTGTTCACTGACCAGGACTTCGTCAATAATCTTTCCGTGAAGAACAGAAACGTGTTCCAGAAGGTTTACGATGAAATCAAGTATCTGTGCAAGGTTGCGACGGCTGGAAGCAAAGAGGCACGCGATCTGGAAAAGGTAAAACGGGTCTTTGAAAAAGCGTATAGAGATAGCGGCAAGGCGCAGGAAGAGCAGAAGTTCTCCCTTTCCGACAACGCCGGCAAGCAGCTTACCGCCGAGCAGCAGGAATACTTCAAGGATTCCAAGGTTCGTGATAAGGACGGCAATCTGATGGTTATGTATCATGGATCACAAAACGCGGGCTTCCATGTGTTCGATCAGCGGTTTTCTGATGATGATACCAGCTTCTTCTTTGTTGACCGAAACGACGTAGCAGCTACTTACAGCGGAACGAGCGAAATCTACGAAGCGAAGTCTTTTAGAACGGCCGAGGATGCTAACAAGTTCTTTGCGGAGATTGGCAAACCTTATTATGAGGTCGTGGAGGAAAACGGAAAGTTTATTTTCACGGAAAACGGAGATTTTATTGCCGAAAGTGATACCGCGCGGGGCATTTATGAAGAGTTCTGTGAATGGGAAGGCGTTGGCTACGGCGATGCTAACTACAAGGTCTACCTGAATCTCAAAAACCCGCTTGTGGTGGATGCGAAGGGGAGAAAATGGGACGAGCTTCCGGGGGTGAACGATGACACGCAGTATGAGTATATTAAAATCGTCGATGTCGGACACCTTTCTGGACAGGTGACTATCGAATATGCCATAAACTCCGATTCTGCGCCCGTTACGGAAACCGTGGATTTGTACGACAAATTCCCCGATAACCTGGCTGATACGCTTTCAGACCTTTCTCCGGGGGAAGGGATTAAAGGCATTTATGTTAATCCCAGCACCACGAGGGAATATTCATTGCACGCTAAAGAACAGGGCTACGACGGCGTTATCTTCAACAACATCGTGGATGTGGGCGGCTACGGAAACGGCAACGAGGGTGCTGCCACTGTGGCTATTGCTTTTAATAGCAATCAGATTAAATCTGTTGCAAATAAAAAGCCTACGGAAGACGCGGACATTCGTTATTCCCTGTCTAAAACCGACAGTAAAGGCAGAGAGCTTTCCCTTGCTGTTCAGAAATGGTCTGGCAGTTCCAAAGTCGTAGACGAAGACGGCGATCTCAAGTCTGTATATCACGGCACAGCGACGGGCGCGTTTACTATCTTTGACAAAACCAAAGGCAGCGTCGAAGGCGACTACGGCAGCGGCTTCTACTTCACCGACAACGAAGCTGACGTAGAAGAACACTACGAAGGCGGCGGCCCTGACTTTGACAACAAGGTAGGCCGAAGAGCTGATGAAATCTTGAATGAAGAAGAGGGCATCGAGTACGAAGAAGCCGAGCGGAGAGCAAGGGAAGAACTGTTCAAGGGCGCACACAAGTTTGAAGTGTACTTGAACATTGAAAACCCTGCTATCGTGGGCGAGACAATGCTGTTTGATCCCGAAGGCTATCTGGAAAACTACGACGAGGAAGACTACGAGGATTACGACGACTACATTGCTGACGTTGAACAGATCGTCGCAGATGATATTGATAATATCGTATGGGAAGTCGGACGCAATGTAGACGTTAATGACACGGACGGAATCTCTGAGGTTTTGTGGAACGCCTACGCCGATGGCGGCATTGGCTTGGAAGACCTGAAAGCGCGAATCAACGAGCTGTACCTTGAAGACAGCGAGGGAAATTTTGTTGGTAACGAGGTAGCAAGACAGATCATCGAAAGCCTGGGCTACGACGGTATTATTGATCCCACTGTTTCAGGCAAGTGGAACATGGACATCGAGGAAGGCACGACGCATTATATCGTGTTCAAACCGAATCAGATCAAGGCTGTCACCAACGAAAACCCGACCGATAACCCGGACATCCACTTCTCCATTTCTCGCCTCGGCAGTCGGCCCAAACATTACGGCGGTTGGAACGTGACCGGCAAGGACATTGCGCTTGAAACTGCACCCGTGCAGGAAAGTGCACCTGTAGCGGAAACCGCGCCTGTTCAGACGGAAGCAGCATTGACCGCCGAGGACGTTGATGCCATGCTCCCCGACGATCTCGCGCCGATGCCGGAAATGGGCAACCGTGAGGCACTTGACAGTATCAGCGATATGGACGCACCGTCGGAAACGGAAGCTCCGTACTACGAGAGCGAAGAAGTGACGGTGGATGATCCGTTTGAGCAGCGGGATATTGACGACGTAGGCAACAGAAAAGTCAAAGCCTATATGTACGAGAATCCCGAAGTCAAGCCGTTCTTCCAGAGCGAAGCCCGTATCATGCTGGGTGAGCTGCAGAACACCGTCAAGGGCGAAAGATGGTACAACGATGCTGTTTACTACGAATCCGGCGGTGAAGCTGGATGGAGTGGCACGAAGCGGCACACTTCCGACGATATTGCCTATCTGTTGGACGAGCTGGGTTATACCTACAAGGAAATCGAGAAGGGCTTGAACGCCATTATCGAGGACGACGGCAGAGAGAATAACGCCTGCTCCAAGCGTATCGAGTTCATCTTGAACGACCGACTCAAGGACGGCTATACGGAATTTATGACCGGCATGGACGTCCCTGCGGATCAGGACTATGTAAATCTGCTGAACGAGAAACAGATCACCGAGTATTACCGTGATATTCCCTTCTCCGACAGCGACGTACCGCCTGTTGGTGGCATGGAAGATATTGCGCCTACGCCGACTGCACCGAAAACTGTTCTTGAGGAACAGCAGGAAGTGTGGACGGAAGCTAAGGCCGAAGCAGAACGAAAAGTCCATGAGGGCGAAAAAGAGGCCGCGCATATCGCCGAAGTGTTGGACGAAGAGCCTAACACTAATTCCAAGCGAAACAAGCGTGCGTGGGCTAAATTTAAGGCTGCTGTGCTTGATAAGGGCGCAGTCTTTGAAGACCTGTCCTTGAAGACGAAAAACCGTGAGCTGATTGCAAAATGGAACTACACGTTGAGTTCCGAAGCGAGAGCGCAGCGGTTCATGGGCAACGGCGGCAATAACGCGAAGTCCCTGAACGCGATCCGCGAAGAAGTGGGCGGCAAGACCAAGCAGTTCTCCGAGTATATGTATCACTTGCTCAATATCGACAGAATGAGCCTTGATACTGCAGAAAACATTGCAAAACGGGCAGAGCTGAGAAATCAGCACTTCCAGGGCTTGACCGACAAAGAAATCGAAGCCACTGCAATGGAATGGATCACGAAGGACACGTCCAAGGAACACGAAGCAAGAGTCAGGGCTGCACGCGAGTATGTGGACGCAAACCAGACCAAGAATAAACCCGTGTTCGGCGACGAAGTAACGGCAGATATTTCCCGTCAGAAAGTCAAGGAATACGAGGCCGCATATCCCAAGTTCAAAGAATACGCCGAAGACGTGTATGCCTATATGAACGAGCTGAGAAAACAGCTGGTAGATAACGGCGTCATTTCCCAGGAAACGGCTGATCTGTGGGCTACGATGTACCCGCACTATGTACCGATCCGCAGAAAGGGCGACGAAGGACTGGCGGTCAACGTGCCGCTTGACTCTAAGAAAACCGGCGTCAATGCTCCGATCAAGAGGGCGACGGGCGGTAATCGTGATATTCTCCCCATGTTTGACACAATGGGGCAGCGCACGATCCAGACGTTCAAGGCTATTGCTAAAAACAGCTTCGGTGTGGAGCTGATGAACTCCCTTGACTCTGTCGTAGCGGACGAAGTTTCCAGCATGGATGAAGTAATGGAGAGTATTGACGCCCAGGAAGGCCTGCTGCAGGAAGGCAAAGACGGCAACAATCCGACGTTTACGGTCTTTGAAGATGGCAAGCGTGTCACCTTTGAGATCACTGAAGATATGTACGACGCCTTGAAGCCTGTTAGCGAAGGCATGGCCTATACGAACAGGGCTGCTCACACGATCAGTAATATTCGTCGCGGCCTGCTGACTGAGTATAACCCCGTGTTCATGCTCACAAACGCTATCAAGGACGTTCAGGACGTTCTTATCAACTCCCAGCATCCGGCCAGAACCTATCTGAAAATCCCGGAAGCCTTTGCGTCAATGGTCAGTAAAGGCTATTGGTACAACGAGTATCTGGATAACGGCGGCGAAAACAATACCTACTTTGACAAGGAAACTAACACTTTCACCAAAGATACGGGCCTTGCAAAGCTGCTCAATTCGCCTCCGTTCAGTACGGTCAGTGCGTTGAATAACTTTATTGAGCGCATCCCGCGACTTGCTGAGTATATCGCAAGCCGCGAAGCAGGCCGAAGCGTGGAGACTTCCATGCTGGACGCAGCACGAGTGACGACGAACTTTGCTGCAGGCGGCGACTTGACGAAGTTCTTGAACAGAAACGGTGCAACATTCCTGAACGCCTCCGTCCAGGGCTTTAACCAGCAGGTTAGAAACTTCCGTGAAGCACACGCAAACGGCGCAAGAGGATATGCCAATCTCGCCGTTAAATTCGCACTGGCTGGCGTTCCTGTTCTTATCCTGAACAGCCTTGTATGGGACGATGACGACGACTACGAAGAACTGTCCGAATATGTAAAGCAGAACTATTACATTGTCGGTAAGACTGACGACGGCACGTTTATCCGAATCCCTAAAGGCAGAACGATGGCTGTTATTCAGCACGGCATTGAGCAGATCAGCAATTTGGCAACGGGTAACGATGAAGCGGATTTCAAGGCTTTCCTTGACCTGTTTATCTCTAACCTTGCGCCGAACAATCCGTTCAAAGAAAACATCTTCTCACCTATTTCCCAGGTGATGAAAAATGAGACCTGGTACGGGGAAGACCTTGTTTCCGACAGAATGGCAGACCTGCCCGTCGCAGAACAGTATGACGAAAGCACGGACGCCTTGAGTAAACGGCTTGGTGAGCAGCTGGATATCAGTCCCATCAAGATCAACTACTTGCTGGATCAGTACAGTGGCGGCTTGGGTGACGTGTTCCTGCCGATGATGACCCCGGAAGCAGAGAGAGCGTCGAATCCCCTGCTTGCTCCGTTCGTGGACAAGTTCACCACCGACAGCGTTATGAAGAATCAGAGCGTATCTGACTTCTATACTGCCGTGGACGAATTGACCGTCAATGCAAACGCCAGCGACGCCACTACGGAAGACCTGCTCAAGAGCAAGTACATTAACTCCGTCAGTGCAGAGCTGTCTGAGCTTTACAAAGAGAAGCGGGATATTCAGAACAGCAACCTTCCTAACGACGAGAAGTACGAAGCTGTCCGTGAAGTGCAGGAGGAAATCAACGACGTCGCACGGGAAGGCTTGGAAACCTACGACAGCGTTTCTATCTCCGGCGGTTATGCTACCGTCGGCGACCGCCACTACAAGAAGAACGACAAAGGCGAGTGGCAGAAACTCTCCGACGACCAGCTTGAGAAACAGGAAGAAGTCACAAGCGGCCTTGGGATCACTCCGTCCGAGTATTGGGGCAACAAGGACGAATACGATTATGCGTATGAGTCTCCCGAAAAGTACGCAGTGGCACGAGCTGTTGGCGGCTATGATGCGTGGAAGGGCTATTCCAAAGACCTTTACGACATCCACGCCGACAAGGATGAAAACGGAAAGAGCATCAACGGCAGCAGAAAAGACAAAGTCATCGACTACGTCAATGCTATGGATGCGGACTACGGTGCAAAGATCATCCTGTTTAAGAGCGAATACCCGGCAGACGATACCTACGACGACGATATTGTTGACTACTTGAACAGTCGCAACGATCTCAGCTATGAGGATATCGAAACGATCCTGAAAGAGCTGGGCGCGAAGGTAGACTCCGAGGGCTATGTAACATGGGAGTAATACGGAAGGGAAAGAGGGAGCTAAACGGCTTCCTCTTTCCTTTTGGAAGGAGGGGTTTAATTGTCGAAGCAGGACAGACAGGGTGTCAGATCAGCTACCGACCTTGAGCGTAAGTACGGCTTCGGCCAGAGCTTCGCGGACATCTATCGGCTAATCGACGAAACAGAAACGGCAACAAGGGAAGCTATCGAAGAGATCAACAAAGAGCTGGATGCGGAAGAGATATTCAACCGCTTGACCAACTACGGGAAAAACCAGGCCGTCCTCAGGGACGATACCGGCAATATCTATATCAATGCCACTTATATTAAAAGCGGCACGCTGGACGCAAGCAAAATGACCGTCTCTAACCTGGACGCAAGCAGTATCACGGGCGGCGAGATTGATGCAGGAAAGGTTACGATTAAAAACTTAAACGCTGACAACATTACGGGCGGTAAGTTGCAGATGACGCTCATAGAAGGTTGCTCTGTTGTGTTCGACGGAGCAGACATTGACTATGTGACTATCGACCATTTAAGCGCAACCAGTATTGACTGCGGCACGCTCAACTTAAACAACTTATCTATTTCCGGCACTATGAGCGCGAACCGTATTGACGGCGGCACGATCAATGGCAGCAAGATCAGCGGCGTTGAAGTAAGTGGTTGCCATATTATCGGCTGCGCTATCACTGCCGGAGTCTCTTATGATGAAGACGATAACCCGTATTATCCCGACGGCTACTCTGAAATGACGGCAAACAACTTCCGCATTTACGACGAAGACGACACGCAAAAGGCCTCTATTGAAGTGTTCCCTGGCATTGGTGACGACGATACGGAATGTGCGCGGTTAAGGCTTGGGAATACAGCTACGGCTTGTGTTGTTAAATATTACTCAACCGAAGGCGACAACATGATGTGGGTTGGTGATGATAGTTACGACTGCGGAATTTTGTTTAATTTCGACACCGAAGAATACTGTTTTTTTGGTACAGAGAACGCTGATTTAGAGTTCAATATGTAAAGGAGGCTCAAATGATGAAAAACGCAGCAAAAGAAGTTGAGTCTGTATATCAGCTCTTGTCGGTAATCACCGTCAGCGGCGATGCTGTTGACGCTATGGCAGCGGCAAGAAGCAAGCTCCGCAAGCTCTACGCAGAATTGCAGGAGCAGCCCGAAGCAGAAGGGAGTGAGGAATAATGAGCTTGAGCGGTAATGCAAAAGGTAAAACCATCCGCGGCAGACTTTCCGGCCTTAATACGATCAACGGCTACAGCGCATACGAAGTCGCCGTTATCAACGGATTCAGCGGATCGGAAGCAGAATGGCTGGAATCTCTCAGAAGCACTCTCCCCGGCCCTACTGGCCCTGCTGGCCCTGCTGGGGCTACTGGCCCTCAGGGAATCCGCGGTGCAACGGGTGCAACCGGCCCTGCTGGCCCTACTGGCGAAAGAGGCCCTGCTGGCCCTGCTGGCCCTCAGGGCGAACAAGGCCCAGAAGGCCCTCAAGGCCCGCAGGGTATTCAGGGCGTGCAAGGCGTACAGGGTCTACAGGGTATGAAGGGTGACAAGGGCGACAAAGGCGATCAGGGTGACGGCTTCAAAGTGCTGGATTATTACGCAAGCCTGTCAGCCTTAACTACTGCAATTAAAAGCCCCGAACCTGGTGACGCATACGGCGTAGGCACTGTAGCTCCTTACAGTATTTACGTTTATGGCGAAAAGAGCGGCTGGGTAAACAACGGCACTATCCAGGGCGCAAAAGGTGAAAAGGGAGACAAGGGTGATAAAGGCGATCCAGGCGAACAAGGCCCTGCTGGCGTAACCGGCCCTCAGGGTGAACAAGGCCCTGTTGGCCCTGCTGGTGAGCAAGGGCCAACAGGCGAACAAGGGCCGCGGGGTGAGCAGGGCGAGAAGGGTGCAACTGGCGCAGACGGCGTTTCCTGCACTCATGCTTGGAACGGAACTACGCTGACTGTAACCTCTGCAAGTGGCACTTCCTCTGCCGATCTCAAAGGCGACAAAGGCGACAAAGGCGACAAGGGTGACAAAGGCGATACCGGCGAACCGGGCGCAACTGGTTATACCCCTATCAAAGGAACGGACTATTTTACCGATGCCGACATTGCGGAATGTGCAGAAGCGGCGGCTGCGAAGGTAGACCTCTCCGGGAAGCTTTCTCTCTCGGGTGGTACCATGACGGGGCAGCTGAACGCGAAATCGGGTGCGGATATCACAGTAGCGCAGGTGCGTGATATTTACGCGGGAACAGCTGATCTGACGGCAGGGCAGTCCGCACTACCTACGGGTGTAATCTATCTTGTGTACGAATAAGGCGGTGATGATATGGCATTGATCGGAAACGGAAATATTGCGAGAAAGATCAAGGGGCAATACATCGGCGTTGACAATATCGCACGAAAAATCACCAAAGGCTATATCGGCGTAAACAACAAAGCACAGCTTTGGTTCAGCGGTGATGTGCCGCTTGTCCTCTCATACACTGGGACGATGACCTATGAAGATGACGGAGATTACCGTTATTTTACCATTACGGACAGTGGGACGCTTACTTTAAACCGTGCGGCAGAACTGGAATACTGGATTTGTGGCGGCGGCGGTAATGGGGGCCTTGGCTATTATCCCTCATCCCCTACTGGCCCAAGGGTTTCCGGCGGTGGTGGTGGCGGCGGCTATTTTGCCACTGGCGCAAACCGGGCAGATAAGAGTTTTGAGATAACGATTGGGGCGGCAACTGCGCCATCGCAAATCGTTTGTGACAGCGGCACGATTGAGGCAAGAAATGGTGGTAGTGGGAACGATGGCGGCGCGGGCAACTCATGGGGTACTACGTTTGGCGTGGGCAATGGCGGTAATGGTGCCTCCGGCGGGGGCGGCGGCGGTTATCGAGGAACAAATGAGTATATGGGGGGCGGTGGTTCTGGTGGCGGCGTTTCTACCCTTCCTTTTGGAGACAGCCATTTTGCGTCTTACCCGTGTGCGGGTGGTGGTGGCGGCTACGCCACTACCAACCATTATGGTGGACAGGGCGGCAGCAATGGCAGTGACGGTTCGCCGGGCATGAACTCCAACAACTCAGATGCGCACAGCACACCAGCAGTAACAGGCGGCGGTGGCGGTAGACCTACAGAGAATCGAAATGCAACATACTATGGCTCCGGCGGTGCCGGGGCTTATTCGGGGTCGGAGAGTGGCAGCGAGACTGTCGGTTCCGGTTATCAGGGAGTATGTTTTCTTCGTATTCCGTTGTCTGAATTTGCAGCATAGGAGGAAAATCAATGGGTAAATATGCGGTCGTGGAAAACGACTTTGTTACAAATGTGATCGTTGTGGCCGACAAAAATGTCGGCAGCATGGCGCAGGCTCTCGGTGCTGAACTGGTGGATGCGATTCCTTACGGTCTGATGATCGGGGACTTGCGAAACGGCGGCAGCTGGACGCGGAACTTAAACGGTGTGCAGACCGTTCTCGAAGAAATCACGCCGGAACAGCAGACGGACTATAACGGCATGATGGATGTTATGCTGCAGGGTGAAGCGGCTCTTGTGGAAGGGGTGAACAGCATTGATTGATTCTTCTGTATTTCTTTCGGCTATGCGAGAATACGGCAGAACGCAGGCTCTTGCACTTAGAGAAGCAGCCCCGAATTTGACAGATACCGAGATCATCGAACAGGAGCTTTTTATCCCCGAATGGAAAAAGGGCGTACAGAAGTTAGGTGCAGTGGTTCGCCGCTCTGAACTGGATCAGGATTATCGTGTATCACAGGCGCATAACAGCACGGAGAATCCCGCATGGACACCCGAAAACAGCCCCGCTCTGTTCAGTGTGTGCCATACCACTAACCCCGAAAAGGCGAAAGCGTGGGTCGAGCCGCTTGGCACGAGTGGTATGTATTATCTGAATGAGTGCTACAGAGACGAAAACGGGGTGGTCTGGCGGCAGGTGTATGACGGCGGTAATGTCTACGATGCGTCGGCACTCCCGGAACGCTGGGAGGTCGTGGAATAAGTGGACATCTTAATACAGATTGCATGGGCTATCGCTCCCGGCATTGTTGTCGGTGTGGTGATGGCTTTTTTCAATCGCAGACAGAATGAACGTAACGCACGGGAAGACAAGCTGATTCAGGATCGAGTGGAAAAGGAAATGCTTGAACTTGACCTGCTGCTTGCCACTTCCCAGCTTTCCTATGCAGTCGCTATGGCTATCAAGCGCGGCACTCCTAACGGTGAAATGGAAGTCGCCATGAAACAGTATGACCGAGCTATGGGAAAGTTCCGTAAATATGAACGCCGCAAACTTGCGGAAGATGAAGCATAAGGAGGAATAGGCATGGTTGATATTACTTGGCTGGTAGAGCTTGTCGTGTGGGTGGTGTTTCTCATTATCGCCCGTTATCTCATTCCGTGGCTCAATGCGAAAGTCAAGGCTGAGAAAAACAGCGAGCTTGACTTCTGGATCGAGGTCGGCGTGATGGCTATGGAAGAAGCCTATAAGAACGTCAGCGGCAGCGGCAAAAAGAAGTTTGAAGAAGTCGTGCTTTTCCTTGAAAGCAAGGGCTACACTGTGGACGAAACCGTGCAGACCATGATTGACGCGAAAGTGCGGGAACTGTTCAACTGGGGCGATTATTCTAACGAAATTGACTACGGCGAAATTGCCGTGGGCGGGACTGATTGAAGATGAAGGGTAAACTCTGGAAAAAACTTTTCCGGCAAGTCATCCCGTTTCTCGCTGGATTCTATATGGCGATGGCCGGTGTCTGGATCAGCATGGATTATGTCCTTGCTTTCATGGATAAGACACCGGTCGGGGACTTGACCGTGCAGATTGCCCAGGGAATACCTGTGGCAATTTGTGCTATTGTGCTCAGCACGGGGTTCGATCACTGGCTGCAGGATCATTACAAGGTGGATAATCAAGGAAGGCCGCGAAACAAAAACAATTCGGAAGGAATGATGCGTGATGACTGTTAAGAGCTACACGAAAGGAAGCAAGACGAAGCTGTCTACTAACTTCAATGTATCGGAGTTTGCCTGCAAGGGTAACGGCTGCTGCTCTACTGTGAAGATCGACACGAAGCTGGTAGAGTATTTGCAGATGATCCGCGACCACTTCAAAAAGCCTGTTGTTATTACAAGTGCTTATCGTTGCGCCAAACATAACAAAAACGTGGGCGGTGCGACTGGCTCTTATCATACCTACGGCGAAGCTGCTGACATTGTAATCGACGGCGTGAAACCTGCTGAGATCGCAAAGTACGCAGAAAGTCTCGGCATTCTCGGAATCGGTCTTTACGAAACTGCGAAGGACGGCTACTTCGTTCACGTTGACACCCGCGCGAAAAAGTCTTTCTGGTACGGACAGGCCTGTGCTTATCGAAGCACGTTCGGCGGCAAGTCTAACCGCTCCGTCGTGCAGGAAAAATGCGGCTTTTCGGACAGCACTATGGCATATCTCGACAAATATGCCTATGCTTCTGACCTGTACCGCAAGATTGCAGAGAAATTGAAGTAAAACAACAAAAGCCCAGCTAAACCCCTATCTGATATGCCCTAAAAATAGCCCGTCTGACGGACTTTTAGAGGGCGACGCAAGGGTTTATATGGGCTAAAAGGGCGGGAAGAACGGCAAATTTCTTCGATGGCGAAAGCGGGAGGGTGCTTTTGCCGGAATACGCAAAGAAAGAGGGGAAGGCTATATGCTTTCCCCTCTTTTTGTGTTTGTGGCGACCGATAAATCATTGTACTTTTCGTATAGCACGGAACGGTGCTTGTTAAAAAGTACAAGGTTTGATTAAAAAAATATAATGCTCTCTGGGACGATCTTCTTGTGTTCGTCTACCTTAAATTCCTTTATAAAACTTCTCCAAAATGCTTTCTTATTCTCCTTTGTGAGCTTCGCATAAATCCCTCTATAATCGGTTTCCAGAATTCCTTTGATTGAATCGAGGTCTTTCTTTGGTAGCGGCTCGGTAGTGTCAAGGCTTTTCAATTTCTTTTCAAGTTTATAATATTCGGTGTCGTATTCTTCTTCCTCTATGCGCCCCTTTCGGAACATCATATTCAGTCTTTCCATTTCCGCTCTCGTTTTTGCAACTTTTACCGCGTTGTTGTTTGTCGGTTGTATTTCATCGATACTTTCTACCCGTATTATCTCATTGGTGATATACTGCTCTAAATTATCAAGCAGCTGCTTTTCAATCTTTCGCTCACTTACCACTCTTGTAAAAGAGCATATCTTTTGCGTTCTGGCGGCGTTGCAGCGATAATTAAAAATTTCATATCTCCCGTTGCTTTTTTGGAAGTTCCCAGACAAATTGTTACCACAGCAAGGGCATTTCAGTAGACCGCTAAACAGGAACGTGTGAGCAGGCGTGGAAGCGATCCGCGAGTTGCGCTTCATGATGTCCTGTATGCGATCAAAGCGTTCTTTTGTTATATACGGCTCTACATAGTCGGCTACTCCCTTGTATTCACCATATAACAACGTATCTGTCAAAAAATTATTAAGCGTTGTTATAGTCATTTTCGTTCCATACTTGATATTGATATAACCGAGTGTTCCTGCCTTGCTCTGGTGCTTCTCATAGAAGTTCAATATATCAAGCGTCATTTCTTCCTTGTCTTTATCTTTTATTAGATACCTGTTACGCTTTTCCCCGACAACTGTCCACGGGAAAAGGAAGTTTTGTGATCCTATTATCACCTGCTTGTTTTTGATCCGCATTTTATTGTTGAATCGAATACGCTTGCTTGTTTTTTTGGCCTCATATTCTGCCATTGTTAGATAGATATTGATTTTGAAAGCAGCATCGTCATTTTCTGGATCAAGGTCTGGTTCTTCAATAGATATCCATGTAACACCGGCTTTGCGTAGCTGCTTTTGTGCAGCATAGTATTCTTCAACACTACGGAAAAAACGGTCGATACATTTTATGATGATTATATCGAACTTCCCCGCCTTTGCATCTTCAATCATTTGCGCAAGGGCTTTTCTTTTGCTGATTTCAAGGGTAGCACTAACCCCTTCGTCAACGTATTCGCCAATAGACACAAGCTCATAGTCATTGCAGAAATCGTCCAATAAAGAAAGCTGGTCGCCTATCGTGTAGCCGTTTTTCTTTTGCTCATCGCTTGAACACCTCACATACTTGGCAACACGAATCACTCTGTTGCTCTCCTGATACCTTAATAGCTGGTTGTAACTACCATACATTAACATCACTTCCTCTGTTTTTTCTTGGTGATCGAAAAAATGCTGGCATCACCTCCCTTATTGCGACAATATTCGGACTGTCGCCGTGATATACTGTTGTAAAAAAATGATACTGATATCAGTTTCTAACAATTACCGCTGTTCAGATAATTTAAGCTGTTATACAATAAATTCTGACGAACACCAGTTTGCCCCGGTGAAAGGAGAGAGATATCATGCGCGAAGAATACATCAAAGAAATTATTTCCCTCTTGGAGAAATGCTCCGATATCCCCACCATTGACTTAATCCACCAGATTTTAGTCAAGAAGTGCCAAAATGCTTGACAGCTTCTTTTGATCCAATTTATAGAGAGATTCTACGGCAGACAGAAATACATCATCGGTCTGCATTCTGATAACGATATCCGAAAGGGTATCGTTCTTTTTTTGCATTTCCCGGTGTTCCTCAGTCTTTTCCTCAATGAGATCAGATTTAAGAATTCCGAAATAGGAAGCCAGTAATTCGACCTTATCCATTCGGGGGTATTTTTTCCCGTTTACCCAATCTGAAAGCGTGTAATAGCTCACTCCTAACGCTTCACAAACATCCCGCCGACTTTTCCCATTTATGCTCATATATCTTTTGAGGTTCATTGCAAAGATATTTTTGTTATTCATATTGCCACCACCTTTCAACCTTATTATACACCCAAAGCACAGGAAATCAATAAAAAAGATAAAAATATTGTGCTTTTGGTATTGACAATTTGGTTAGGTAGTAGTATTATCATATTGTGCTTAAAGCACAATACAAAAACACATAAGGAGATGGAAAATATGGCGATTAGTATTAAGGCGGCGCGAATCAATGCTGGTTTCACTCAGCAGGAAGTCGCTGATCGCGTTGGGAAAAGCAAAAACACTATTGCAAGCTACGAGGCGTACACTACGAGGCCTGACATTGAAATTGCACAAACTATGGCTACAATGTTCGGAATGTCTCTTGATGATATCGACTGGACAAGAGAGTAATTTTTTTGCTTTATGATTGTGCTTAAAGCACAATACAAAAACACATAAGGAGATGGAAAATATGGCGATTAGTATTAAGGCGGCGCGAATCAATGCTGGTTTCACTCAGCAGGAAGTCGCTG